TTTAACTACTTTATTGTTGATAGCTTTACCAGGTACTAAATTTACTAGTTTCATATTTGTATTAGTTTAATTCTATTAATATTTCTCTCATTAAATCTTGTGCTTTACACCATTTACCACACTCATCTGCAATCTTCTTCCATTGTTTGGATTCGTTTACAGGTGCCATAAATGCTCCATGTGTAGATGGGTTTGAAACAAAATCCCAACCTACTAATTCAAAATCTTCTTGAACCATTACAGTTCCATCTCTTAATTCTTTTACTGAACCTAATCCTCTTGATGAAATACCTAAACGGATGTTGTTCTTTAACAATTCTTTTAAGATGTTACCAGATGGTGTAGAAAGGATTTCAACCGTTCCACAAACATCATCACCTTCCCAATAGATTTCTCTAACGTTGTGTGATACATTTTTTAAGTTGATAACTGGAGAATCTGGATGGTCTAATTCACCCAATGCTCTTCTTTCATTAATAAGTTGTTGATATTTTTTACATTCTCTTTCAAGAATTTCTTTAGGGTATCTTCTACCATTTTGATTTTCAGCACCCGCTCTTTGCAAAACACCTTTAACAAGTAAAGTACCGTTAGATTCTTCTTGTATTTTTGCTTCAAACAAATGCGTTTCTATCAATAATCCTTTGCTCATTACTTTTTGTTTCTTAATGCTGCCAAATCACTTGCCTCAATTTCACCGTCTTTATCGGTATCTAATTTCTCTTGATTTCCAGGTAAGTTTTCGTTGTATCCTCTTAGTCTACCTTCTGATTTTGCTTTGTATGCCGTATCTACTGCATTAAAGAATTTCTTCTTATCATCATCAGACATAGATGGAATTGATTTACCAGATTTATCCAACATATGTTTAAATAATTGTTGGTAATCATGCTCTTCTCTTACAACTTGTCTAACAAGCTCCTTTAATTGGTGTAATTTCATTATTCAGATATTTTACGAATTTGTTGGTCTAATTTTAACAACCTCTCTTTTATATTATAAATATGAGAATTTGTTCTTTTCCAAAAGTTTTTGTTAGAAACTCCGTTTTCATTTTTAATTTTACCGTACCAACTTAGAAATTGTTCCATTTCTTTAAGTTGTTTATTTATATTTGAAATCCCTCTTCCTATTTTTTGAGTTGGAGTTGAATCTTCTTGTCTTAATGCTACCCAACGATTTTCTTTAACTACTGTATATCCAGTTAAATCGGCTTGTCTTTTACCTTTTGTCTTTTCATCTTCACCTTTACCAAATGCAAATGGAGTACCGTATCCATCAACATTACCAGTAACATTCATTTCATCAACCTTTAATTCGGCATCTTTATACATACCACTAACTTTTTGGTCTAATTCAGCTGCTAATGATTTTTTCTTATCGTTTAATTGTTTAAGTTGTTGAATGTGTTGTTTTTCAGCAGGAGTTCCTTTTGTTTGTTTATATAAATCCAAATGTTTTTGTATTTGGTCTACAACTTCTCCATACTCTTTACTAATTGTTTTGATACCCCTAACCTCTCTAATGATAAATTCCTTAACATGGTCAGGTAAACCATCGTGCTTTGTTGATGCAAAATCTTTGGCATCTTTATCAGACATTGAATCAGCTGCTTTTTTAACTTCCGGTGATGGATTTTCCATATCACCCTTTTGAGCTGAATGAACCATTCCCATAAATCTTTGTTGTGCTTTTGATTGTGCTGGCATTTCTAATTAGTTTATGAAAAAATACTAAATGAACCAGTTGAACAACTAATTTGTCGTGGATAACAAGGATATACTTGACCCACAGTCATATGTGAACCAATCAATGTTCCACCACCTTCCATTACAATTCCTCCCAAAGTTGCAGTGTGGTCTTTCATAACACCCCAAGCTTTTCCGGATACCGAACCAGTTACACTCGATGATGTAAATGTTTCTACTTTATAAATTCTATAATTTGACATTTTTTATTTTTTTATTGATTCTTTTAATTCATTTAATAATTCGTAAGTCATCATCATTGCAGAAAGATGTTCTTCTTTAACTCTTTTTGCAGATTTTATTTTTCTAATATTTAAAATTGTTTCTGCCAATTTAATCTTAGTTACTTTATCTGTAATTTTAGAACCAACTTCTTTTAATCCACCAACTAATTTAGATATTTCTTCAGAAACATATGCGTTTAACTTACCTGTATTATTGATGTTATTAATATATTCTCTTAATAATCCTTTTTGGTCGGATGTTAAGTTTTTATATTTTTTATTAAAGTTTTCTACTAAAAATTTATATGAAATTGCTCTTAAATCCTCATCTTGCCTTTTGTATTCTTCTAATACTGCATTTTTGATTTTAGAATCTTTATTTTGAATAGATGTGTTAATGATATTTTCCGCAATAGTAAAACGAGAACTAACAATATCCTTTGGGTCATATTGTTCATCTGTACTACTTACTTCAAATAATTTATAAATAGAAGCAAGTGTTTTGTAATTTGATACTGATGATTTTATAAATTCATCAATATTATAAGTTTCTTTTAATTGTTTAATTAGATTATATTTTTCTTTTGTAAGTTTATTTTCATCTAATCTTTTTCTTGCTTCACAAATTGTGTTAATAAATTGTTCTGCTTTAGATTCCGAATTATACTTTTCGTTTATAAGATACTGATATAATTTTAATTCTTTTGAAAGTTCTTTTTTTGAATTAAAGTTTTCTTTTAAAATCTTTTCTGCTACCGAAGTATCTGAAGACATGATTTCAGACGTAATTTGTCTTACTAACAGTTCAAATATAAATCCAGTATTTTTAAATTTCGAATGTTTAATTTTTTTCATTAATTTCTGCAATTTGTCAGATATAAATATAGTATAATATTAGTTTATTACTCTTTTGTTAAATCTTCTGTTAAAATAGTTTTTTTATTACCATCCATATCTTTAAATATTTCCTGGTATGAGTTTCTTGGTTTGTATTTTACAGAACCTTCTTTTGTTTTAAGAGTTTTAATTCCTAATGGGTCTCTACCTTCAGGATGGTCATCATGTCCATATCTAACAGGGTCTTTTGGTCTACCAACACCATTTGCAGATAATTCTGATTTTAATCTAGTCAACTCTTCTTCAACATTTGTAGTTTCACTTCCTTCTACACCAGTTGGTTTAGCAGGGTCTGTACCTTGTGTTTCAATTGATGTTAAACGGAATGCCTGTTTTGTATCTTCCAATACTCCTAATGTTAATTCATCTTGCTCATCTTTTGCCATCTTCATTACAGATTCATACATCCATTCTTTAGAGAACATTTTTGTTTGTTGCATTTGTTGGATTAAAGCTACCTTTGAAGTATATAGTTCAACTTGCTCTTGTTCGTATATTTTAGATGGAACAGTTAATTCTAATGTAAAATTAGTTAAACGGTCATCGTTTATACCTTGTGCATATAAGTGAACGATTGCAATTTTAGTTAATTCTGAAATTAATACTCTTTGAACTCTTTCAATTGTTTTAGCAAAACGAATATCCATAGATGCCAATGTTGCTTTACCATTAGTATCTTCTTCATATCCTAAATATGCTTTTGGAATCTTTAAAGATGCCATCATTTTATTTTTTAAATAATTGATGTCATCAATCATATTGTATTCTAAACCTTTTAAAGTATCAATAGATGTACCATTATCATTACCACGAACTGGCATATAATAATCTTCAATAAGGTTTTGAACGTTATATTTTAAGTTGTATTCACCCGTTCTTTCATCAACAAAAGGAACTTTTTTAGAGTTGTTGATAATTTTCTGCATATAATTATCTACCTCATTTGGTGGAATATTACCTACATCAATTTTAAAGATTCTCTTTTCAGGTGCTCTCATTACTCTGTGGATTAACATTGCATCTTCCATCAACGTTAATTGTTTCCAAACTCTTCTACCACCTTCAATCATAGATTTTCCGTAAGGTAAGAAATTTGAATCAGAGTTTAATCTCATATGAGCCATCTCATAATTTTCAAATTCTTTTTTAGGAGATTGTCCAAATGCTCCGTATGGGTTTTGATATGGTGCATACACAAATTTAACTCTCTGTGGGTTAGCTTGGTCAAATCCCTCCATTCTACTAACTTCGTATGCTGATAAAGGCATTACATTTATAATACCAATACCTTCTTCTTCTGCAATTTCTAAATGTAAAAAAAAATCTCCGTACTTAACTAAATTTCTAGTCCAAGGCCAAAGGTTAAACTCAACATTTAAAATATCATAAAATAAGTTTTCTAATATTTGTTTGATGTTATCATCTTCGTGATGTATTTTTAGGATATTACCCTGCTCATTCTTTGCAGTACATTCATCTGCGTAAATATCCAATGCTGATGCAAGAATAGGGTCAGTATCCATTGAATCGTAATCTCTAAATAAATCTATACGAACTTGTTGGTAAGCCATTGCAGATTCTATCTGACCAGTTCCATAGTTAGTTACTTTTAACTTCGTGAATCTGTCAACCAAATTCGTGGTCATATTTTGCCACTCATCTGTG